GTGGCGCTTCAACACGATTCGCCCGTCTAAGGAGAAGGTCATGGCCGAGGTCGTGCGTGCCCAAGGGCAGGCTATCGCCGCACTTAGGCAAGAGGGGGTTATCACCATCAACGAGGCACGAGCCATCCTTGGATATGAAATGCTGGAAGATGACAAGGCATCCGACCCATTCTTCATCAGCCCCAAGTTATCCATCAACCAAGGAGCAGAAGCCGCCGCAGAGGCCGCAGGAGACGCTCCTGTGGACGAGGAACCTTCCGAGGACCCTACACCCCCCGAGGACCGAGAGGAAGCGCTGGGGACGCCGTGGGAGGTGTTTTAGGTGCAAATGGATATTGACGCTGGGGTATTCAATCGGCTCGGAGCGTCATTTCAATTTCTTGGAGTGTTCATGGACCGTCAATGCGCCATGGATATGCAACGCCTCATGGCCGAGAAAATCCTCGCCAAGGCGCTGGAACTCGTGCCTGTTCGCACAGGCGCTCTCAAGTCCACAGGGCGCGTTGTGAAGTCGCAGGACCGCAAGGGAATAGAGGTCCGATTCGGAAACGGTCGTATTCAATACGCCTTGGTCGTTGAGTTCGGTCGCATTAAGTTCGCTCCGTTTCCACCCAAGCCCTACATTCGCCCCGCTGTTAAGTGGGCCTCACGCAACTTCAAACGAGATGCAAAACTCAAATTGGATAAGGCGATAGCGGCTTCACTACCCAAGGTCATAACGAGCAGAGGCATGCGTGGCGGTGGAGGAGGAACCTCGTATGGAAGATGAACACATCAAAGCACCAATCTCAGCATCAGTCAAGAAGGCGCTCGCTGAGAAGGCGAAGAAGCACAATGAGAAGCACACAGCCGCAAGCAAGCGGACCAGCACTCGGACCCTTATTGCCGTTTTTAGGCGTGGTGTGGGTGCCTACAACACGAACCCGCAGAGCGTGCGTCCGTCCGTTTCATCAGCCGACCAATGGGCGTATGCTCGTGTGAACTCCTTCCTCTATGTTCTCCGCAACGGACGGTTCCGAAGCGGCAAGCATGACACCGACCTACTACCCAAGGGGCACCCGCAGTCCACGAAGTCGTTTGACTACGACGAGAAGGCCCCCAAGACGAACTTCCCCAAGCGTGGGGACAATGACAAGGTTAGTCTCGCCAATAGCGAATATCAGCAGTTCCCCTTGGCCTATGCGCTGAAATTGAGGGAGGAGCACCCCGATATATGGCGCAAGGGCGGCAACATTCTCGGCAACACGCAGTTCAACCGACTCCGCAAGGTCAAGTCTGGCGGTGTCAAGACTCCGACCGACGAGAAGGCAGTCCGCCTCCGTGAGGCTTGGGCCGCTCGCCACCTCAAGGACTACCGCCTCGCTGGCGTGGTCGCTCAAATCAAGTGGCTCGTCGTCGGTTCCCGAGGCGTTGGCCACATGAAACAGGTCATTGATGAGGCCCGAAAGAAAAGCCTTGAGGAATAAGTATATATAGGGGTGCTCCCTACGCTTAACCATGAAGCAATACTTCACGGACGAAAACGGAACATGGATGGAAGATAATTTTCAAGTCGGCGAGCGCTACGGCTCGTCGCAAGTCGTTGTCCTCAAGCGAGGCGAGACCCAATCCAACGGTAGCACCACCGTGGTCTTTCAACACCTTGAAACGGGCATGATTGAACAAGTGAGCACGGACCCACACACCTCCGTGTATTGGACCCAAGACAACTGCCGCTACGAGAGCATTTATGTGAGCATGCTCGGTGGCGTCGTCAAGTCCAACGACCCGAACTACTTCGCTCTCAGTCGGTAGGCGTCTTATAGGTGGGGAAACGACCCCAACCCATGGGACACGGAAAGAAAAGGCTACACAATCGCGCCCCTCGGTGGGTCATTGAGGGCCTTGATGCTTTGGAAGCGGACCCTCCAAAGGACCCGTGGCCAACTTCATATTTCATTGAGTTCACCTACGAGTGGAGAACCGCCCGCCTGTCTCAGTATCAAAGCCTGCGATGGCCTCCACGCGATTGGGACAACACACCTAACGAGATGGCCGCCCTCCTACGAATGAAGGGCTGGACCAATCGGAACAAGGGCACAGGCCGTCCTGCTGTGTGGGAACGCTCATAAACCACATAGGGCGAACCCAAGGCTATGAGCAGTCTTGACAACGCCACCGTCGTTGATTCACAAGTGTTCTCCGCCATCGCTGGCGACGCTCGTGAAGCCGTGTTTGAATACCGACTCACAATGCCGTTCAAGGTGGATAAGGAACACAAACCCGACCACGATGACGATGATGTAGTCGTCTATGGACCCGTCTATGTTGGAGACGACACGATGTTGGACCGCCACAAGGAACTCGTGGACTCAAAGGCCATCATGGACTCGTGGGAGTCCTACTCCAAGAACCCCGTCATTCTGTATAACCACCGCAAGGACTACGGCGTCATTGGCCTCATGGAAGAGGTTGAAATGGGCGAATACACCAAGCCCGACGGAACCAAAATCCAAGCCGTGTTCGGTCGTGCCCGTATTGATGGCGGCGAGAAGGACATCACCCGCAAAATCAACAAAGGGATGCTACGAGCGTTCTCCATCGGCTTCATCGCCAAGGCTGGCGTCAAGCAAGGCGACGGCGACGATGCCTACCTCACCTTCACCGAAGTGGAGTGGATTGAGACGAGCGTGGTGGATATTCCTGCGTCTCCCAATGCCCTATTCAATGTCAGCAAGTCTCTGATTTCCTACAATTGTTGTGAGGGTGAATGCTCTTGCGGCAAGAAACACATCGTCGCCGTGGAAGAACGGGATGGTTCGTATGTCATTGAGTTCGGCAAGGCTGAGGAAATGCCCGAAGAAGGACCCCAAGAAGGGACCGAGATGGGCTTTGACGCCGACCTCATCGTGGAACTAAGCGACACAATCGCTGGATTAGAAGCAAAATTGGCTCATCTCCAAGAGGTTATTGACGGCGATACCGTTAAAGGCCATGATGATAGCCAACAGGCCATGACCGAGCAAGAAATCGCCGAAGTCGTTGAAGAAGAAGTCGTTGAATTGACGGCAGAAGAAGAGACCTTCACCATCAAATCCGAAGAGGCACCCGTTGTTGAGACCAAGGCCGAAGAAGAAACCGAAGAAGAGGCTCCTGTTGAAGAAGTCGCCGAAGAGGTTGCTGAGGAAGCCGAAGAAGAAGTCGCCGAAGAGGAACTTCCCGAGGAAGTCGTTGAAGAAGTCGCCGAAGCAGAGGAAGAAGAATCCGCTCCCGAAGTCGTTGAGACCAAGGAAGCCGAAGAAGCCGACACCACCGTCGCAGTCTTGTCCGAAGTCGCCAACTCCCTAACCGCTGTTGAGGCTGGTCTGAAAGAACTCACCGCTCGTCTTGACGAGACGGAGAGCCTCAAGTCCATGCTCGCTGAGCGGGACGCAACCATCTCAGAACTCACCGAGGCTAAGGCCGCCGCCGAAGCCGAGGCTGAAATTGAATCCGAAGTCTCCCGCCGCCTTGGCGAGAAGATGAGCGAACTCGGTTTGAGTGCAACCCCAGCGGTCGCCAAGCCCAAGTCCCTTTCCCCAACGACCAAGACCACCACCAAGGTGAAGTCGGGTCCAACCATGCACGACCCCGTGCCCGAAGTGAGCCAAGGAATGGCTTCGCTCGGCGACTGGTTGGAAGTCCGTCTTGCAGGCAAGAGGCTCGGTTGAAGGAGAAACGGTTAATACCCACGAACACAGGAGAGATGAAACATGAGCCAAGATATTGACTTCACCGAACTCACAGAACGAGTCAAGAACGCCCTCGCTGGTGCCGCCGCTGGAACGGGCGCCACTATGCTACCTACGGACACCGCAGACGAGATTATCGGCATCGTCTATGAGAGAAACTTCATGCGAAGTCTTTTCCCAGCCATGCCCATGAACCGTCGCAAGGTCAATGTGCCCAAGTTGAGCGGGTCGGTGGACTTCCACCAACAGACTCTCTCCATGACGGACGCAGGCACCGCCGCTTCCGAATCCCGCCACGCAACGGATGAAATCACCTTGGAACTCAAGACCATGATTGCGAACATCCCAATCGGCAACTACCTCGTCGCCTACGGTGTGGAAGGTCTCATGTCAGTCCTCCGAGACGACATCGCCTCCCGCCTTGCCTTCAACGAGCAATCCTTGCTTCTGAACGGCGACACCGAGACTGGAAGTTCATACGCTGACAACATCAACGGCGCATACGCTTCCCCAGCCAACCTCACAGGTGTCTCGGGCACAGCCAACGACTACCTGCTTCTCTTTGACGGTCTCCGCAAGTCTGCAACAGCAACCCCTGTCGCAGTCGGAGGAACCTTCGCTCTCAGCCACCTCCGAACCGCCATCGCCTCCCTTGGAGTCTATGCGGACAACCGAGACGACTTGGCCTTCATCGTGCCTCGCAACCTTGAGGTCCAACTACTTGGCTTGACTGAACTTCAAACCGTGGATAAATACGGCCCTGCCGCAACCATCCTCTCTGGTGAAATCGGTCGCATTTACGGCATCCGTGTCTTTGGAACTGGCGCTCTCGCCACCAACCTTGATGTGGACGGCGTTTATGACAACACCACAGGCGGTGCTGTGCAGAACACAACCGTGGCTGTCCTCACCCACATCCGCTCCCCAATGATTGGAAACCCAACCGTTGCTGAGCGCCGATTCAGCATTGGCTTCCACGACGAGCCAACCAAGGACCGATTCGTGCTCATCCCCAAGCAGGATATTGCCTTCGGAGTCCGCTACCCCGAAGCCATCTGCCTCTTGACGGGCATCGCTACGGTTTGAGGCTGACCTCGCTCGGCTTGCTCTCCTTGGACGCTCGCTGGGCGGGCACCACCATGGGAGGGAACTGAATGACGGCCATTGACTATTGCACCCTCGCCGAGGTTGAGACCTACGCAGGCATCAATTTCAGCGACGGCATCGGACCAAGCGACTCAGAAGTCGCCACGATGATAAGCAACGCCTCACGCATGGTTGATGCCTACGCAGGACGACAACTGGCTGGGACCGAATCATTCGTTGAATATCAAGACTCCACCGAGCGTATGCGCCACCTCGTATTGAGGAACCGCCCTATCGTCTCGGTGGCCTCGGTTGAGGAAACCAAGTCCGATGGGAGCACGACCACCCTCGTTGAAGGACGCACTCGTGGCGACTCCGATTGGTGGCTGGACGACTCTGAGTCGGGCATCATTCGGTTCCATAACGCAGTCGGCCTCAACGCCCTGCAATTGTTCAAAATCACCTACACGGCTGGACGCACAGCGCCTCCAATTGAAGCCAAGATGGCGACCATCCTTCTCGTGGTCCGCCAAGCCGCTCGTGCCGCTCTCAACGACGAGAACTGCTCGGAACGCATCAAGGAGATGTGGCGACCACTCTTGGCCACGACGGAGAGCGAATATCGTGAGATGCTTGAGCGTGTCAAGCGCGATTCGTATTCTGCCGTTGCCGTGTTCGGGAATGGCGGTGCTTGAGCGTGGTGGGCGGCCAACCTCCTCTGGTGGACCCCCACACCTTGCTCACGGGGCTTATTGAGGACAATACCCCAGCCGTGGGTGGCTGGACCGTCGTGGTGAACGACGGATGGATTGAGGCCAAGAAGCAAAAGACCTACCAAATCGCCATCACCCAAGAATACGGTGAAATCCGAACCGCCAACCTCGGAGGCTCTCAGTCCGACTCCGACGCCGTTCCCCGTGTGGTATCGCAGTTCTTCCTCATCACCCTCTTCCACCCCACCCGTGTGGGCGTGTGGACGCTTTACAGAGCGCTCACACAGGTGCTCAACGACCGTAGCCTCACCACCAATGGGGTGAACGGCAACACCGACTACAAATGGTGCCGTCTTGCCCGCTCAGACGAGGCTAAGGCCATCAATAGCGTGGATAAGGTGTGCGGCCCCGATAAGCGAGAGGGCGACTGTCTCGGGTATCGCATGGACCTCACCATGGAACTCCGATGGAATGAATAGGCAACACCTTAATATAGGTGGGGGGCATAGGGCAGAACATGATGATTCCCCTGC